CCAATCTTCCCATTTCTGAGAATAGAGGTGTCATCACCCATGAGATTCGCGGCCTTTACATCCGAACCAAAGAGCAGAGTAGCCATCCACTCAGGGATAACCATCCAACGGCCCTCTTCAGGAACATTCTGCTCCGACAGGACCTGGCCACATTCCAGAACCTTTGTAACCACGTCAGCCGCAGTCAACGCTACGCTTACCCCACCATCAACACCCAAGTTGATATCTCCGGAGATTGCCCCGGCCGTCGCACCCTTATTGCTCGCGTTCGCATCGCTATACGCGTTCCCGAGAACGTCCAGGTCAATAGCTTCTTGACTCTGCTTCATGGCGACTTGACCCCACTGGTCAGTGTAGTCGTTCATGTCTGTCTGCTTGTCATCTACGGCATCGGTAGGGAAGCCCCAGTATCTGCCCTTATCAATCAACAGCTGAACCTTTGTGGAGCTCGGCTGTTCATAATCAAGGCTCTGGCCCTTACGGTATGTTTTCACCGTAAAGTCAGGAAGCTGCCGAATGTTCACCGTGTTACCGTAATCCTTGATCTCTTCTTCATGATCACGGTTGCAGATTTCCCCGAATACTGTTCTCAGGAAAAACTTCACAAGCCACTTGCGCGACTCAACTACAGGAATGTATCCCATCGTATCGGAACCGATATCACGGTATCCTGCTGCGGCTGGAAAACTCATCTTATTTTCTCCTCTTAATCAGCCAAACGTGCGATACAAAGCCTGAGCAAGCACCTTACTTGCCTCTAATTATTCGGCCCTCACGCCCCGCTCGGTCATATTCTTTCTCTTTCGCTAATACTTCTGTATCAGTCCATGGCGTACCATCAGGATGTCGTAGACCACGAGGTTTCCCTCGAACTGTCCAATATTCCAGAAGTTCTGACTCATTGATCATTTTTCGCCCTGGAACTGATTTCGGCACACTGTCACCAGCGCTCCTTGCCGGCTTTACCGGTGGTTGCGCGGGAGGAGGCGGCTCTCCCATATCTATGTCAAGACCATTTGCTTCGGCCGCAGCTCTCAATGTAGCCGCAACTTCAGAAGCACGTCCCAACAGAAAGGCGTTATTCGCCATATCGAAGTAAGAAGCTCCAATTTCAGAATCTGGATCAGGAGTACTTTCAAGCCATTCATGCACAAGGTAATTATCAAAGAGACTACGCGCCCCGGGCAGTGTCTTTTCAACTGCCTTCCATATCGTAGCATCACGACTTCCTTGCTTGCTGGCTTCGGTTGCCTGTTTCATCTGCTCGTTTTCAGTCCGAACACTCGCAATTTCTTGCTTTACGGATCCAAGACTTTCATCAAGCAAACCTTTCACCTGTTTCAGAAGAAGACTTTCGCCCTCTCCAGCTTCTTCCCGTTCTGATTCGGAAAGATATTTCAGGTGAGCAGGCACCGTTGGCCCTACAGGTTGTGGTGCTACCGGTTGGGCAGCACCTTTCTCTAAGGCTTCGAGCCTTGACGCCAACTTCGACTGAAGATCCTTGAGGTCCTTCTGCAACCTCGGGACTTCACCGTTATACTTACCTTGAAGCGTCTTGTGCTTCTGCTTCAGGGCATCGTACTCTGACTGCAAGCTCTCATACTCCTGCTTCGCAACCGTGTCCACTTCCTGGCCAGTGGGCTCTACTACTGGCTGGATGGGCGGTTCCAGCGTAGGCGGTTCGATGACTGGGGGCTCAGGGGTAGGCGGTTCAACAGGGGGAACCTGTTCCGCAGTCCTGGCCTTAGCAGCGTCTCGCTCAGCCTTACGCGCTTCTTTCTCAGCTTTCTTCCGCTCTACAGCCGGAAGTACAGCCAATTCTTCTTCTGTTAGTTTTGCTAATCCTGTACTCACTTCGCCTCCGTGTGCGCCGGTAAATCCGGTATGCACGATTATATCGGGCTCACCTCGTCACTAAGGGAGTATCCGAGTATTTCCAAGATTTCGGACTCGTTTCGAATGAGATGCCATGGCATTAACCATGGTCTGTTCGGCGCGTCCAGATTGTGTTAAAAGTGCTTCAAATGCTATTGCTTTGCCCTGAGTGCGATACATAGCGGCGCCGTCCAGCGTTCTGCTGGCTATGTCTGCCGCTACCATTCCTTCGAGAAGCGCATCGCATACAACTTCCCAGTCGGTATTGTTGCGAAGACCCAAGAGTGCCTTAGCAAGCTTCTTGTCCGCTTCAATCCGAGGATCTTCTTTTATCTCAGGCATGATATCCTTTGCTTAAATGATTATGGTCGTATGCCGTAAGCGGCCCAGTTACAAACCTTGCCCACTTCGCCGTTCACAACAAACGTTGCGGAGGCGGTAGAGGACGGGTAGCAGTTGGTTCCTGTGACAGCGGCTGTGTTGTAACTAATTACAACTATTGGGGCTGACCCAAACTCCACCGGGAAAGTAACCGTAGCACCGTTCGTAACGTTTGCGCCACCGCCCATCTGCATCATCATCCCGTTGGAAGCATCAGGACCGACCACAGCATACTTGCTATCAAGGGTCAGTTCTCCACCGGGTTCCACAACAAGGTTAGTTGAGCAAGTAACATTGCCGTGAAGCTCACTTGTCCCTGTAACGTCCAGAGTAGTGTCAAGCGTCACCGCCTCATCAACGTTCAGCGTGCCCTTAACCGTGGTCATAATAAGAGTCTTGGACAAATTCAGCGATGTGGCCGTTACTGCACCAATCGGCAATGCTCCGGCAGACTTTACATCCAAACCAGAACCTGCATCCGACGTGTACGCCGTGGCGTCAACAGTGGCGTCAACAATCAAGTCGTCGCCAGCCGGATCAAGCGTCATGTCTCCAGTACAGTCAATCTCAGCTTCGATGTTCACAATGCCATCAGCAACAGACAAGCCATCACTGAAAATCACAGGGTCATCAAAGGTAATCGAGGTATTACTCCCCAACTTTTTGATGTTTTTCACCCGAAGCTGGGTAACGGTCAGATCCTCAAACATGGCAGCCGAACTAACGACAACCATACTCGCCAGAAACAATCCAATCAGCATAACCTTAAAGCTCTTCTTCATCTCGTCATTCTCCTTTGTTCTCTACGCAGCAACTGGCTGGCCCTCTTGATTGAGGTCCATTTCTAAGGCCCGTTGTTGCATAACTTGTTCCATATTTTCCATAGCTGTAACTTCTTCAGGTGTCTTCACGACACTCTTTCCGAAATCAAGCATACTCGCTGTTTCTCGGAGCCCTTCTGCTCGCCCAGCCTTACCCATGAGCTGTTGGTCAATAGGATTATTCGTGGTCTGCAGGAATTCCATGCGTTTCGCCATCAGCTGTTCCTTGATGATCTTAGCAAGCGTTCCTTCAGCCACAATGTCCACATCGCCCTTGATCGACTCGTCTGGGTGATAAAGCATGTTGTGCTCGTACTGCCTCGTCAGTGATGTTCTGACAACATCCAGGTCTATTCTCATGATGACCAGCTTGATTCCGCGGGCTGCGTTTGTCATGAGCATTGAGAGTCCTCCCAATGTTCTACCAGCGCCGCTAACATGAGTCCCTTGACCATGTTCGTAGGCAGGTATGCCGGTATATTCGTCAGCAAGGTTGGCAAAGGTGGTGTAGACGCCCATCAGTTCTTCAGCATGTGAGGGTATGTCTACCGTGTAGAAAGGCTTTTCGTTCTGACTAAGACCCATGTTGTTGAACTGGTGAATCTTTCCCGGGAATGGTTTGGCAATTGGCTCTCCGGCAGGAAGGCGGGTAATATCGCTGTAAACAAACTGGGGTCCAGAAGCATATCCCTGATTATTCACCATTGCCCGAATCGAGGCATTACAGATACGCTGTACGTCTTCCATGAGCTCGGGAACACCGCGGCCCCAGAAGGAACCAGGAACCTTGGCCCAAGTTGACTTGCTATAGGGGCGTTTTGCCAGAGGATCATCATTTATCCTTTGATAGACTATGTATTTCCCTATCTTAATGATATTCAGGTCATATTCTTGGAGAGGCTTAATGGCTTCTCCGTCAAGATCCTCTGTGATTCCGTTGTCCATGAGAACTTTACCCTGCTGAGGGGTCCAGAACTCGAGAGATTCAATGATATTGGAGGAATTGAGCTGAGTTGCTGACTTATCCTCAAGACGCTCTCGCTCGCTGTCCTGTTCAGTAACTACCCTCACTCCGCTCTGTCGATATTCGTAGAGGCAAGCGTCTATGGCGTTAGCATCGTAGCCTTCCATCCCCTTCAGGTTCTCAAGATCAACTCCACTCAGCCTATCCTTCTGGATAAGCGTACCATTGTTGATATCGGTCATTCCCCGGGACTCGTAAATATCAAATGGGCTTGGTGCTTCGTAGCAGGTTGTATTCTCCCACGTTACCATAGGCTTTGTTCGGCCATTCAGAGTAACCCAGTTGCGCTTTCGCTTCTTTCTAACGATAGGGCCTTTTATGAAGCCATTCTTTAGAGTAACCATGTTTGAGACGAAATCATCAAAGGCATTTTCCCAATTCCCTTCAATCAGCTGGTCTTTCATGACCGTCTGCATTCTGGAAGCTCTTTCCTTGGCCTCTTCATTCACCTTATCTTCAACCAGGAGCCGCATTTCAGAAGCAAAGTCCTGAATGGCTTCAAGGGATACAGGCTGACCACCCTCAGCAATATGCTCAATAAGCTCGTTCATTGTGGTATCTTCGATGCCTTCCAAGACTTCGGGAGAAATCTCTGGGATAGGGGTCGGATTGATCTTCCATGACGGATCCCCACCGCTATTCAGGACTTCGTGGAGCCAGGCTTCGGCTGCCCTGCACTTAACGCCAGTGAGCCCCATGAATACGTCACTGCCACCGATTTCTTCAATATCAGCACTGACGCTGGGTTCATAGTCACCCTTGCGTTGCCGAAGAGATTTGATCATCTGCTCGCCAACACCAGTTTCTGACCTGTACGTCTTGGCATCTTGCCAAAGTGATTCACAGATAGCTGATAGGCCTAGAATTTCTGGTTCAGTCTGAGTTTTGTCGGCTTTCTTTCGCTCTGCTTCGACTTCTTTGAGGGTCTCCGGGGAAGGAGGGGGTGTAAGGGCAGGACGCCCACTCACGCCTTGTTTCTGAGCGACAATATTGGCAACAGGTTCAGCCATAGTTACGCATGAATCTCCGAGATTGCTATCTATTATCTCTTTGACTCACTGATTCGTCAAGCTGACCGATGTACATCTCATGCTAGAGACTGTACATTCTATGCACATTTGCCAATGTGTTCAGGAAAAGTGATATGGGAATATTATTTTAAGGGCGTAGACTTTAGGTTATACAGATGTCTTCATGAACGTGATCCAATGTGTCTTCTGTTGTTTCCCTGATTTATGCCCGAAAAGCGGTCGCTCTGGAGTCAGATCAAGTATCTGTGATACTGGAACCTCGTAATCGCACCACTTAAAAACCAAAACACCTTCTGGGCGTAAGACCCGAAAGCACTCCAAAAATCCCATTCGCAACTCTTTACGCCAGTCTCCCTTTAGCGTTCCATACTTCTTTGCCATCCATCCCTTCTTTCCGTTTCTGGCAAAATGAGGTGGATCAAATACTACAAGAGCAAAACAATTGTCTTCAAACGGAAGGGATGTGAAATCAGCAAGATAGTCTGGATCTATGACCAACTCCCTGGAACCGCCCTTGCTAGATTTATCTTTCAAGCTATGGCGCTCCATACGCTTATCAACAAAGACCGCTCTTTGATCAGTTTTGTTGAACCAAAACATACGCGAACCACAACAAGCATCTAAAACATGCCTCATGTCCACCCCAGCGATGACCCTTTGACAATCTCACGTCTTCCGCTGGACCGCATTGGCATCTGACCATTTGCAGAGCCGCCCGTTTCACCATGGCAAGAAATATATTGGATGCAGTTGTGAACCAGAACCCCATTGGCGTAGAAACAGTGATCTGATTCAACCGTTAGATCGTACACCTTTCTTGGAGAGAGCCCTGAGCACTTTGCTACAAGCCTTATCTCCACAGGTTTTCGTGCGGGAGTATCTATTGATTTTGAACTCTCGGTTACAGATGCAACATTTTCTCTGCTCATCATCAACTCCTGAGAGCCTTCTTGCCTTTCCTTGGCATCCTGGGCTACAAAACAGCTTTTTTGCGTATCCCTTCGATCCGACATACGGCTTGCCGCAAACGGAACATATCCTCTGTTCTTTTTCGATATTGGTCCAAATGCTTTTGGCATGACGCCTATGCCATTCTCTTCCCTCG